TGGGATTAATTCTTCAAACGCCCAAAGCCTTTATTTATCCGGCGGCGTTGGACTTACGATTGGCAAAACCGCTACAGGTTCTTTCGAGTTTCCAGTTGTTAGACTTCGCAATTCAGCATCTGATGGTGGATTGACAGATCACACTGATGCTTATTTCGGAATGCAAACTACCAGAACATCAACTAGTACAACTCCTGATGCAAGTATTGGTGATTTTCATAGATTGCTTTATTCAGGTTATTCTGGTGGTGGTGGCGCAAATGCTACTAGTCCTTATACTAACGGAGGTGTAGATGATTATGCATATGTGTTCTCTCTTGACGATATAGTTCTTAAATCCAGCACAACGACTGATTTTTATTACTCTTCTGGTTCAAGATTAAGAGAAGATTCATATACTTCGGCATCTTATACGAATCTTTTGAATGCTGATATTAATCGTTTCACTGCTCCATTCTTTGGTGGATTTGATGGGTTCAATATCACAAAGCCAGATCCTCTTTATAACAAAGGAATGAGCGCCACTTCCACGGAAGATGCTAGTTATGCTTATCATACATGGAAACGAGCGATTGATACTGTCGCGGATCCTGAGTTCATGGATATGAACATGCTCGTATTACCAGGGTTGACGCTTGATGGGTTAACTGTTGCTGCGGTTAATGTGTGTGAAGAAAGGGCTGATTCGATGGCGTTAATTGATTTGGCAGATGTTTATTATCCTTCTCATGAGATATATTACTCTGATAAAGCTAGCAGAATTGGAACAAATCCAACAACTGCAGCAAATGCATTGAAAAATAGAATAATCGATTCAAGCTATGGTGCCACTTTCTATCCATGGGTACAAACCAGAGACGAAAGCACAGGGCAGTTACTTTGGATCCCGCCTTCTGTCGCAATGATGGGCGTGTTGGCGAGTTCAGAAGCAAAATCAGCGATTTGGTTTGCTCCTGCTGGATTCAATCGAGGTGGCTTATCGGAGGGTGCTGCTGGCATCCCAGTGACAGGCGTTACAGAGCGGCTTACCTCAAAGGATCGCGACACGCTTTATGAATCAAATATTAATCCGATTGCTTCGTTCCCATCAAGCGGAATCGTCGTCTTCGGACAAAAAACACTTCAAGAGCGTCAATCTGCTCTAGATAGAATCAATGTAAGGCGTTTGGTGATTTACTTGAAGAAGCAAATTTCCATTCTTTCAACTCAGATTCTATTTGAACAGAACGTTCAGTCTACTTGGAATAGGTTTAAGTCACTTGTTGAGCCTTTCCTTGCGAATGTTAAGACACGATTTGGTATCACTGACTATCGACTAATCCTCGATGAATCAACTACAACACCAGATCTTATCGATCAAAACATTCTTTATGCTAAGATTATGATTAAACCGGCAAGAGCAATCGAATTCATCGCAATTGACTTCGTAATCATGTCAACCGGCGCATCATTCGATGATTAAAAATGGTGGGGGATTTTCCTCCATCGCACTATTTAAGAATAGATTATAGGAGTCCCATAAAATGGCATTTTGGTCAACAAACTTTGGAGAAGATACAACACTCAAGGATCCGAAAAGAAAGTTTCGGTTTACGGTAGAGTTTCAAGGTATTCAAGCAGCACAGGGCGGTGCTATGCTTTGGTACGCAAAAACTTGCACAAAGCCCGGTTTTGCGATAGCAGAGTCAACACACAAGTTCCTCAACCACACTTTCTACTATCCCGGCTCAGTAACTTGGAATGCCGTCGATATTACATTAGTTGATCCAGTTGACCCAGACATGGCTGCAACTCTTTCTGATATTGTGGTACAATCAGGATATACTCCACCTACGGATTCTACTTCGTTGTCTACAATGTCAAAAGCTAAAGCCGCTGGTGCTTTGGGAACAATCATTATTACTCAAATCGACTCAGATGGAAATCCATTGGAAACCTGGACTCTTTGGAATTCATGGATCCAAGAAGTTAAATATGGCGATTTGGGTTATGATACCGATGATCTTACTGAAATGTCAGTCAAGCTTAAGTATGATTGGGCGCGAGTAGAGACCGCCGGCGCATCTGTTGCGGTTGCTGGCGCTGGTGGAACAGAATTCTTCGGAGTATAAATTTATAACACAATAAAACGAGAGGTGTATATTGTCGAGAAATAAAGAACGCACTGGTGGCGCTCAACAACAGGATACCAGTCCACCGCCACAAGTAATGCAGGGAGAATCAACTCCTTTTTCATTTGTAGTTCCTACAGAGTTTGTAGAGCTACCTTCAGGTGGTAAGTTTTATCCAGAAGATCATCCGCTGCATGGTGAAAGTAGTATTGAAATTCGTCAAATGACAGCAAAAGAAGAAGATATGCTGACATCTAGAACTCTTCTGAAGAAGGGTGTTGCTTTGGATAGAGTTATTGGTAGTCTAATAGTTAATAAACGTATTAATCCTGATTCGTTATTGGTTGGCGATAGAAATGCTATTATTATTGCCACAAGAGTATCAGCGTATGGTAATGACTATACGACAAAAGTAACATGTCCTAGTTGCATGACTGTTCAAGATTTTGCCTTTGATTTAAATAAGGCTGATGTTTACGAAGGTGAGATAGAAAAAGATGGTTGGGATGTAAGTGATAATAATAATGGTACGTTTAACCTTACGCTGCCAAAGACAAGAGTTGTTGTGACTTTTAGATTGCTGACAGGAAGAGATGAGAAAGCAATATTCTCTGGAATGGAGCAGGATCGAAAACAAAAGAAACACGAACAAAATGTAACCAGACAATTAAAGAATATTGTTGTTGCTGTTAATGATGATACTTCAGAACAAGCAATTAATTATTTGATTGCTAATATTCCATCAATGGATGCAAGACATATTAGACTTGCCTACCGTTTCGTTGCGCCAAATGTTGATTTAACTCAATATTTTGAATGTACCCAGTGTGAATTTGCACAGGAAATGGAGGTTCCGCTTAGTGCGGACTTTTTTTGGCCTGACCGATGAATACATTGAGAATATTTACGAACAGTTTTTCTTCTTAAAGTATTCAGGCGGTTGGAGTTTTTCCGAAGCATATAATCTTCCAGTCGGATTGAGGAAGTGGTTTGTTGAGAGACTGATACGACAATTAGAGACAGAAAAAGAGGCAATTGAGTCGGCACAACGAGGTTCTGGGCGTGGTTCGCAAACATTAACATCACAAAATCAGCCACAATTGCCACCGCATTTAGCTGGTATGAGAAGGCAGGGTTAGTCCCTGTCTTTTTTAATGAGAAACTATTTAAGTTAGAATAAGAGGGCACAACTGTGACTAATGACAATAATTATCCTTCCATAGAACAACTGGAAAGAGCTAAAGAACTTAAAGCATTAAAAGATGCCGGCGCCATCAGTGCTCAGGAAGAGATCGACTTTCTTGCCACCCTCGATGAACGATATCTCAACGTTGAAGAGGCTGTTGTGCGTATCCAAAAAACACGCCTAGAAACAAATGCCGTCGAGCGAGAGGAATTAGAGACTTTAACAAGACAAGCTGAAAAGTTGGAAAATATAGCTTCTTCAGAAAAAGATAGAAAAGAATTAGCACAATTACAGTTGGAAATAGCGGAAAAAGATTACGCTTTAAAACTAAAAACAGAAAGCACAACAGAAGATGAATTAAGAACCGCAAAAGAAAGAGTTGAAACAGCAAAAGAACTTAATGAAAAATTAGAAAAAACCGCCGCAATAGCAGGAAAGATAGAAGCAACGTTCAAAAGAGCCTTCAGTATGAAGGAATCTGCTGATTTCATTGGCAAAATAGATGGAATAATGACTGCCCTGGCAGAAGCAGAGTCTGTAGGAGGCGCGTTTAACGAAGTATTAACAGGCATTGGAACTGCTGGTATCAACAATATTGCAGGATTAGCTTTAAAGCTTTATGATGCGGAAAATACATTTCGAAAGACAACAGGGGCTTCTGAGGCTTTTGCTAGTAGTTTAACAGATGTATATAAGAGCACCAGACAGACCGGCGCAACGATAGCTGATGTTTCGGCAGCAATGGAATCTTTGTATGTCAATTATACTGATTTTACAATGCAGACAAAAGCAACCAGAGAAGAAATTGCTGACGTAGGCACTACATTAGGGATGTTGGGAGTTAAGCAAGATTCTTTTGGCAAGGGAATGCAAAGCGCAACAAAGATGTTTGGTATGTCTAGTAAATCTGCTGCAGCTTCGATGCTTGAAATAACGGCGCATGCAAAGGATCTTG